CTGCCATTCTATTCTCCTATGCTGTGCGTTTCCACATATACACTACGATATATGGTTGTACGATTGAGTTTGATACTGTATGGGTATGTCCTGCTCCACCACCTACATAATTAGTATATCTGGTACTGTCTGTACCTGAATCACTAGACCATCTAGGGTTTCCTTGTGGAGAATATTGCCCCCATTGTATTGAACCACTACCTGCTCCTGAACCTTGATGGTGTTTATGTGATGGCATTTCATTAACTGTTAATGCGTGGCTTCCTGTATTTCCAGAAGCGGTTTTAGAGCCACCTGTGTCTCCTGCGGAGTCAAAGTCTGAATCACTAGAGTCAATACCTATTGGTACTTTACCTGCACCAAATGCTACCCAAGTACCCATTCCTAAAAGAGTAGCAGGAGCGGTACTTGATACTGTTGTAAATATAGAACCTACAGGATAAACTAGATTATTAATAGCTGCTTGGTCTAAAGCTGCTACTGCTGTTGTAACAAAAGCTGTTGTTGCTACTTGTGTTGTATTTGTTCCTGAACTGGCTGTTGTAGCACTAAACGATTCAGAAGCACTACCGTTTAAATTTGCTTTAGAATTTACTGCTGTTTGTACTGTTTCAAATTCAATTTGAAAGTCATCGCCAGAAATTACTTTAGCAGCACTTGAGTCCGCTAAATCATCTTTGCCATCCCAATCAACTGATATAGTGTAATTACTCATCGTATTTTCCCTTCTTTAGTTAATAGTGTTAAATCTTGTATAGAGGCATCGTAACCATTGCTTGCTACAGAAATACTCAATTTAATGTGTTTTGCAGAGCCAGTTAAAGGTGTCCTATATTCTTGTAAGCCATATATTGGTGTAAATTTAGAGCTGTCATATAAAGACGAACTAGAACCCCATAAGGCTGTTGACCCTGTCGTGGTAGGTCTTAAATCTATATTTGTTGTTGTTGAAGGTGTAGCACCAAAGTCTTTGTACCACTTTAAACCTAAAGTAGCACCAGAGCCACCCTCTAATACCATAATAATTCTTTTTAACAAAACAGCAGAAACACTTTGCCCTAAAGAAATCCACGGTGAAGATACATCGCTTGTATATGAAGAACTTGAATAAGAAGCACCACTATCCCAAGCTAAATCGACATCATTGTAACCCTCATAACCTGCTAGGCTTCCATCTTGTTGTCCAACTAATAAACCATATAATTCTGTATATGCCATATTCGAGGGTTCTCTGTCATTTGAAAAAGTCCAGGTGGTTATTCTAGGAACGCCATTAGGTGTTATATGCTTAAAATCGAAAACATAGTTAATGTTGTTGTCAACAAAAGACATAATATATATACCTTCATTCTCTACATATACGCTCTTAACATTCGTACTATTGCCAATATTTCTAGTTAAAGTGTCTTTGATATTGACCGATAGATCAGTAAGTGGTAGTTTGTCCTTTTCTGTAGTACGAGCTAAAGACCTAAGACCAGTTGCAGATAAGAAAACCAAGTCATCGCCTATGGCCTGAACGCTGTCTCTTGACACACATCCAACACCTCTTATAATTTCATCAATTGCTAAAGAACCTACAGTTTCAGGTGAGTTATAAATAACAATATTGTTTTTACCAAATATTACTAACTTGCCATAAAAAGGTGCTAACGCCACTACTTCATCGTTATCCCAAAATTTACTTAAATCTATTAATCCACTATCACCACCTGTCCAATCATCACCATCTAAAAGATTTGACCAATAAACAACATCTTTTGACTCTGTAACACCGCCTGCCCAAATTCTTCCATAAAATCCCATAGCACATGAAGGGTCAAATAGAGTGCTTATCGTTGCAGGGTCAGTAGCATGTGCTGACCATTTAGAACCTGAACCCAGAGAACCATCATATCTTTGTGGTACAACCCCAGAATGAAAACAATGTAGTCTGTCGTTAAAGTTTACAAATTGCCAATCACTTGTTGAACCACTTACAGTATGTTTAACGTCAGCACCACTACTCGGAAAAGCAGCGTTGGGTGAGGTAAAGTCTATGGTGTATATGCTTGTGCCATGACTTGCAAATATTTTGTTTGTACCTTGATCGTTATGCTCTATTAAAGAGCCTATGGCAGTATCACTTGGAACAACTTTTTGTTTAAGACCTTTTCTTAATGAAATTCTTCCTGACTCTCTTAGCACAATGTTATTAGCATTGGTTAAAAAAGTAGCGTCTAATGTTGCTGGATTGTCTTGCGTATTGAGACCATTAACACCAAAATTAGGTAAAGGAAAGTAAGATAAGGATTTAGCCATTAATTTATATACCAATCAGATTCAAATTGAGTGTTACCGCTATCAAGCATAATTGCTTGTTTTAATGCTTGATTTGTTTCTTCTGCTGCTGAAGAGGACAATGTTCCACCATCTTCACCACGCTCTGAAATTGCTCTTGCCCACGCTCCAAGCACAACAGGTTTTGTTGGAACTTTAAGAACTGTTGCTGCTGAAGTAAGTTCGTCTTGAGCCTTCACAATATCAAAAGAAATGGTCTCAGCGTTGATCGGAATAGGCGATAAATCCACCTTTAAATTATTACTGCTATCAGCACCGTTAAAACCGTAGTAATGAGGCTCACCAGTAGGGTCTGTAGGGTACATCTGCTTGTTAAGGTAGCTTCGGCTTACCTGACACAATTGAGTGCCTGTAGTGTTGTTTATAGCGTCCACAATTTTAAATTCTTGACCAGAGGACAAACTGTAGTTTTTAGTACCATTTACAGTTGATATGTCCACCGTTTCTCTAAGTACCAGCCAATCGTGATAATTTTCAACAGCACGCTTAGAATCATTAACCAAGCTACCAATAACTTTTTGGTATGCTGATACAGTAATTGAGTCATTAATATCACCAGACCAATCGCTAGATATTGTATCTTCTCTTAGTCTTATTAATACTTCATTAATTAATTCTCTATATGTCATTATTATCTCCTTGACGAAATGCTTGATCCAAAATAAAGTCCGACTACAGCCATGATTGCATGACTTAACCATTCAGGAGTAACTATTCCCTCAAGTTGAACATACTGCGTCACTTCTTTAGTAAAGTCCAAAAAAAGCAGTTTAAATCCTTCAGTGCTTATAATAGGTACTTGGGTTGTTTGACCTAATAATGGGGCAAGGATCAAAAACATAGCCATAGCCATAAATGAAACTACCAGGAATTTACGAGTCCAGTTAGCGTGTGGTGTAGACCATTCTCTTGCAGCCGATCTTGATAGTTCATTCTCTCTGCCAGCCTCTAAAGCCATCTTCCACTGCTCTGCTTTATCAGCATTAGATTGAGACCATATACGCATGACAGCACCACCTATTGTTGAGCCTAACATTGTAATAATCTCTAATGGCAATCCAAACATACTAATCCCCTGTTAATACAATCACTATTATTTGAGCGACAATAATTAAAATAGCTGTATTCATTTGAAAAAATTGATAACTTTGTTTACTAAATGACGAATAAATCCTTTTGTTTCTTTTGGATAATTACGTCTTTTTAATTCTTCTATTCCAACCCCTTCAGGCGATGTCCATTTAACTTTTGTCATTTCTTATCTATTTCTAAAACGAGGTCAATAATCTTTTCTAATTTAAGTTCGATAGAGTCAAAGTTTTTTTCGGTAGCCAGTTGTTGCGATTGAAGTACAGCGACATCCCGTTCAATATCTGTTACATATAACACCATTAAAATAATCATTGTTGCTGTGGTAGCAATATGTGATAGTGATATTGTTTTGCTTAAATGCCATCTTTCAGTAGTCATACTTATCCCATTTTTAAATTGTCTTGTTTAACCCTTTCTTGCTTTTTAACTTTGTCTTTCTCTACTTCATTAGTCAAATATTGAACCTGAATCATAATTCCTCTGATCACTTTAATAATGTGATGTATGTCAGTATTAAGTAATGCTTGGTTTTTGACTATAGAATCAAGTTCTGGACTGCTTTGCATATCTTGTGTTTCTAATATTGCCAGACGATTATTCATATTTAAGGCATAACCAAAAGCAGACGCTTGTGCAACTGCTAATACAAAAATGATTGTAAAAAATGTTTTAGACATTAGGCTTCTACTTTTGCTGCCTTTAACTCATCAGTCGTAGTCATACTATCTACTTGATTTGTAATATCTCTGAGCCTCTGCTTCTCAGTAACAATAGCTAAAGTATCTGAGCCAGCTTCTTGTGCCTTCATAAACAGAATGTCTTGTTCTTCTAACAGAGGCTTCCTGTCTGCTCTAAGTCTGTCTTTAGTTATGACTTTGGCTTTATCCATATTGATACTAACTGGCATCGTATTCCTCCTGTGTAATATGGTT